TAGCCTTTTGTTCCTTTATTTCTCTATTTTTGACGACTTAAAGTTATAAAGGAGCGGCTATGTCATTTCAACTCATCATAAAAGTCGAGCATCGCGTTATTCTAATGACAAAATATACAACAAATATTCAAGTGGCTGAATTTGATAAAAATGGATTGGCAATTGTTGAAGGCTGGGCTGAAGTCTATCTCTGTCATTCCAAAACCCGTGAGTTTTTGGGTAAATCGTATGATCGTGTGCCAAGCGGGTTTTCTGTTGTAGCCGATGCTTATTTGGACGCCCCTGAGTTACCTAAATCCAATGATATTGCTGTTTGTCGCGCGCCTGATGGTAAATCTTGGGTACATCAAGCTGATTACAGAGGGAAAAAGGTTTACCATACCGAAACGCGGCAAGCAATGGAGATCGGTTATATCGGGGCGCTGAAACCGAGTTTGATAAATGGGATGGTAAAAAATGGGTTACAGACACGTCAGCGCAGCGTCAGAATAAAATCCAACAAGCTGAACACCAGAAGTTCAGTTTGCAGCAACAGGCGGATGCGATGATTAAACCGTTAACCGATGCCGTTGACCTCGACATGGTCACTGACGAAGAAAAAGCGGCCCTCCTCGCATGGAAGACATACCGGGTGTTGCTCAACCGAGTGGATTGCTCAGTGACTACTGATATTCCATGGCCGAAACAACCAAAATAATAACAGGGGCGACTAGCGCCCCTGCCATCAATTCGATAAAAATGTCATTAATCATGCCATTGACACTGAAAACGGAAAGTGCGATCGAATTGCTTCAGCATATTTCCTATTTTTTCCGCGTCTTCACCCTGATATTGTGGGCTGTTATAAACGGATTTTTCTGTCCGATGTCCAAGGTGATAGTCGACATCATCAATGGTGATGGTGAGTTTTTTATCTGTCACGTTGCGTAACGATTCGCTGGCATCAGCCACAATGTCACCAAAATCAATAGTGAAATAGTTTGGTTTGACAGCAGCAAAATAAGTAACCCAAGCTACTTTTGAAACAGAATGATGACCCAGATTATTTTCAACTATGACTAATCTTTCAGAGGACACAAACCTTTTTTCTGTATCGGGATCCCTGCTATAAAAATATGGCGTCACATCTAGAATGAGGGTGTGCTCAGGATGACCTTGGATATCAGAGGACTGTATCATCACTTCCCAATCCTGAGCGTCCATATCAACCGATGAAGCCAGCCACGGCATCACCTCACCCGATGGAGTATGACGCTCAAGGTAAGGCAGGTAATTCAAATGGGTACCCACTTTCACTCCGGCCTGTGCCGGATAATCACCCGCCTTGACCTGCTGGTCAGCCCGTCCCAGACGGCGCAGCAGGTATTCCTTCTGATTAGCCCAGGTTTTTTTACTGACGCGTTTGCCGTTTTGCAGTTGCAACAGCGCCCATGCATAGGTGCCTTCTTTTGCCATTAATTCGCTCATTTTTTTACCTTATATATATTGAAAAGACAGCGATAGAATAATGACTCAGCTTGTGAGTTGAAATCGAACCGAGTTGTAGGAACAACGAAACATGACGGAGTAAAATTATTTCTGATTAAGGCTATTTTTCTTAATCCTTTTACCTTTGTGCCAGCCCCCATACACCCCCCATCACCTGCATTTTATTGTAAAGCCGACCACCATAGTGCTATCCCTTTTACCGGAGCAGATGGCTATGGCCTAGGATTATCACCACGGCGTGCGTGTGCAGGAAGTCAACGAAGGCACCCGCACCATTACCACTGTCAGTACCGCGATTATCGGCTTAGTGGCGACTGCCGACGATGCTGACCCCAACATCTTTCCCTTAAATACCCCGGTCTTGTTGACCGATGTGCTGACCGCCAGCGGCAAGGCGGGTGAAACCGGTACACTGGCCCATGCGTTGAGGGCGATTGCCGAGCAGGCCAAACCGGTCACCGTGGTCGTGCGCGTTGCTCAGGGCAAAACCGAAGCCGACACCACCACGAATATCATTGGCCGCGTGACTGACGACGGTAAAAAAAACCGGCATGCAGGCACTCTTGGCCGCGCAAAGCCAGCTCGGGGTGAAACCGCGTATTCTGGCTGTGCCCGGCCACGATACCCTGCCGGTGGCGACGAAACTGGTCGGCATTGCCCAGCAATTGCGCGCCATGGCGTATATCAACGCGTATGGCTATAAGACTCTTTCACAGACAATTGACTACCGTAAAAACTTTAACCAGCGTGAACTGATGCTGATGTGGCCCGATTTTTTAAGCTGGGACAGTGTGATTAACCGCGAAGCCACCGCGTATGCCACCGCCCGTGCGGTGGGTCTGCGTGCCAAGATTGACGAAGAGAGCGGCTGGCATAAAACGCTGTCCAACGTCGGGGTTAATGGCGTGACCGGCCTTTCCGCCGATGTGTTCTGGGATTTACAGGATGTGACCACCGATGCCAACCTGCTTAACCAGAACGACGTCACCACGCTTATCCGCAAAGACGGCTTTCGTTTCTGGGGTTCCCGTACCTGTTCAGACGATAAGCTGTTCCAATTTGAAAGCTACACCCGTACCGCGCAGATACTGGCTGACACAATGGCCGAGGCGCATATGTGGGCAATTGATAAACCGCTCACCCCCTCATTGGTGCGTGACATTATCGAAGGCATCAATGCCAAGCTGCGCGAACTGAAAGCTAACGGTTACCTGATTGACGGGCAATGCTGGTATGACGCCACAATTAACGACAAAGACACACTGAAAGCCGGCAAGCTCTATATTGATTATGACTATACGCCGGTGCCGCCGCTGGAAAACCTGCTGCTGCGCCAGCGCATCACCGACCAGTATTTGATGAATTTCGCCAACAGCGTCAACAGCTAAGGGACAACACATGGCATTCCCACGCAAATTGAAATACTTAAATCTGTTTAACGACGGCAACAACTATCAGGGTATGGTGGAAGAACTGACCCTGCCGAAACTGAGCCGCAAGCTCGAAGCCTATCGCGGCGGCGGCATGAACGGGGCGGCTCATGTCGATCTGGGCTTGGATGACGGCGCACTGGATGCCGAATTCACGTTAGGCGGGGTAGAAGCCCAACTGTACAAACAGTGGGGTATCGCCAAAGCCAATGGCGTTATGCTGCGCTTTAACGGTTCATTTCAGCGTGACGATACCGGGGAAGTGATCGCCGTGGAAGTGGTGATGCGCGGGCGCTTCTCGGAATTTGACCCCGGCAACTACAAACAGGGCGACAACACCCAGACCAAGGTCAGCGCCAAAAATACCTATTTTAAACTGACGATGGACGGCGATGTCCTGATTGAAATCGACACCATCAACATGGTGGAAATCGTCGGCGGCGTCGACCGTCTGGAAGCCCACCGCCGGGCGATTGGCCTGTAACCCCTCACCCATAAGGATCCTGACCCATGACTGAACAAATTACCCTGCCGCAGACTGAACAAACCACTGTCACACTGGAAGAGCCGATTGCCCGTGGCGCGACCACTATCACCGATATCATTATCCGTAAACCGACCAGCGGTGCCCTGCGCGGGGTGCGCTTGCAGGCCCTGATGGAAATGGACGTGGATTCCATGATGCTGGTGTTGCCCCGCGTCACCGCATCGGTACTGACCAAAAATGATCTGCTGCTGATGGCCCCGGGCGACCTGATTAACTTAAGTGTCGAGGTGGTCAATTTTTTGTTGCCGAAGTCGGTGAAGTCCGATTTCCAGACAGCTTAACCCCGGACGAACTGGTGGCGGATATCGCCACCGTCTTTCACTGGTCGCCCGCCGTGACCGCCGACATGTCCCTGCCGGAATTACTGGCATGGCGTTACCGGGCCATCAAACGGAGTGGTGCCGATGAGTGACCGACGTTTACGCCTGCAAGTGGTATTAAGTGCTGTAGACAAACTGACTCATCCGTTTCAGGGCGCGTCGGCCGCCAATAAACGTCTGGCGGAGACCCTTAAAGAATCGCGTAAACAACTGAGCGAGCTAAATCAAAAAACCAGTCAAATTGACGGATTTCGCAAAATCAAAAAGCAGCTCGCTGAAACCCAGCAGGCTTACCGGGCTGCGAATGATCGCGTGGCAGAACTGGCTCGTGCCATGAAAGGCCTCGACAATCCCACTAAAGCTCAGACTCAACAATTTGAGCGGGCGAAAAATGCTGCCGCAAAACTCAAAACAAAAAATCAGGATCTCAGTATTTCCCTGCAACGCCAGCGCGATGAGCTGGCTAAAAGCGGTATCTCTGTTAAATGTCTGGCGGATGCCCAACGTCAGCTTAACGGGGATGTCAAACGCACTAACAATACCATTGACCAGCAAAGCGAAAAGCTGAAGCGACTGAAAGAACGGGAAAAACGCCTGTCTGCCGCCAAATCCCGTTATCACAGCGTCAAAAACGTACAGGGTAGTATGTTCGCGAGTGCAGCCAGCATGGGAGCAATCGGTGGCGGGTTGTTGATGGGTGTGAAGCCGATGCTGAATGAAGCCTCCATTTATCATAAAGAAATGGCGGAATTTCGCACGTTGGGTGTGGGGGAAACGGTGCTTAAAGATGCCGGTAAATTCGCCAACAGCTTTCATGTGGTGGGTAGTGCTGTTTCGGATAACTTGAAAATTCTGAAAGAAGCCCACTCAGTTCTGAGGCATTACGATGAAGCCAGGATGGTCACGCCGGAACTGCTGAAACTGCAATATGCCACCCGTTTTCTGGGGATGCACGGTATCAGTGATGAGAAAGCACAGGAACTGCGCGATCAGTCACAGGAGGTGCTGAAAATTGCCGAATTGCGCAACATGATTAACAGCCCCGAAGACTTTAAAAAATCGGTGAACCTGTCCGCGCAGGCGATGGCTGCCAGCGGTGGCTTAGTTTTACCGTCTGACTATATGGCAATGCTCAAAACCGGGAACGTGGCCGCTAAACAGATGAGTGATGAAGCCTTCTATTTCTCCATGTCGCACATTATCCAGCAGATTGGCGGTGACCGGACAGGAACATCCCTTGCCAGTGCCTACCAAAATCTGATGATGGGACGTACCACTCAAGGGGCTGCCGAAGAGCTGAATGCACTGGGGTTACTGCAAAAGGGCGCTGTTCAATATGGTAAAACCGGTCACATTACAAAAATGAAACCGGGCGCACTGGTGAATGTAGATGAATTCCAGACAGACCCCTTCCGTTATCTAATGGAAGAGATTGTGCCGCGTATCCGCAGGAAGCACCCGCAGTTAGATGAACGGGGTATGGAAACCGCTATTGCTAAACTGTTCTCCAACCGCAAGGGTGCTGACCTGTTTGTCACTATGTATCGTGAACACGCTAATATTGAGAAACAAATCAAGGCCGGACACGAAGCCTACAGTGTAGATCAACTGGTTAAAGAAGGAAAAACCACGGCACAGGGACAGGAACTCGAACGCGATGCCCGGATGCGCGACTTGTATAAAGAGATCGGCGACCATTTGTTACCGCTCTATATCAAAGGTCTGAGCAAGCTCTCAGAAATGCTGGGCAACGTAACAACATTCTTTCAGGCACACCCGACCATGGCCAAATACCTCAGCCTTGCGGCGGCCGGGCTGGGCATTATTTTGGCCGTTTGTGGCGCACTGACACTGGTGCTGGCCACACTACTGGGCCCACTGGCGATGGTGCGGCTGGGGTTTTCTGTCCTCGGCATTAAGGGAGCGGGCAGCCTGAAATTATTAGGCGGTGCGTTTAAAATACTGGCCGGTGTCATACGTGGGACGACCGCTTTCCTGTTGGCCAACCCGATCATACTGATTATTACCGCGATTGCGGTGGCCGGTTGTCCTTACTGGCCCTGCAAATGATGGCCGACAGCGGTAAAGCGTGGTCGTTTCTGGACGGGCACGGCATGATTTACGGCATGTTTATCATTGAAAGTCTCGACCAGACCAAAAGTGAATTTTTTGTCGATGGGGCAGCCAGAAAAATTGACTTCACTGTCACCTTGCGCCGCGTGGATGAGAACTTAGGTGGGATGTTCGGTGATCTGCGCAGCCAATTGTCTGACCTGAAAACCAGTGCGATCAATACACTGAGTGGAATGATCCCCTGATGGCCTTACCGAAAAATTGACTGGATAACGGGCGATACTCACACGCCGGTATATACCCTCAGCGCCGGAGATGACAATATCAACGCCCGCATTCAAAAACGTTTAATGTCCCTGACCCTGACGGATAACCGGGGCTTTGAAGCTGACCAGCTCGATATTGAACTGGACGACAGCGACGGTCTGCTGGCGTTGCCACGTCGGGGGACAACACTATCATTGCATCTGGGCTGGCAGGGGGAAACGCCTGTCCATAAGGAGCAGTTTATTGTCGATGAAATCGAATACAGCGGTGCGCCGGATAAAATCACCGTGCGTGCCCGCAGTGCCGATTTTCGGACGACACTCAATCTCAGCCGGGAATTCTCCTACCATCAGAAAACCCTCAGTGACATTGTGCGCACCATCGCCATGCGCAATAACCGGAAATCGATAACACACTGGCCGACATTACGTTAAACCACATCGATCAAACTAACGAATCTGACGGCAGTTTCTTAACCCTGCTGGTCACACAGGAAGGGGCTATCGCTACTGTGAAGAACGGCTACCTATTGTTTATGCAGCAGGGACAAAATACCACCGTCAGTGGACGCCCGCTACCTACGGTGATCATCACTCGCCAGTCCGGTGACGGTTATCGTTTTTCACTGGCCGACCGCAGCGCCTATACCGGCGTATCCGCCAGTTGGTTGAATACCCGCGAACCGAAGCAGAAAACCCCAGTGACGGTAAAGCGTCGGCGACGTAAAACCACGCCGCAGAAAAAAGAAGAAAAACAGGGGGATTATCTGGTCGGCAGTGAAGATAATGTGTTTGTCATGAAACATACCTACGCCAACAAGGCTAATACTGAGCGGGCTGCTAAAGCTGAGTGGGAAAAAATTCAGCGCGGCATGGCTTCATTCTCGATCCAACTGGCGGAACTGTTGCCGGAAATGAAAGTCAGTGTCAGTGGTTTTAAACCGCAAATTGACGGCACCGACTGGATACTGGTCATCGTCACCCACACCCTGAATGACAGTGGGTTAACCTCGGCCTTGGAACTGGAAGTGAAAATATCGGATGCTGACATGGGAGTCTAATTTGTTATAATCGCGCCATCGCCTAACACAGCTGGCGCTTTCCTGATGATTGAGGTACTCACATTATGATGAGATGCCCCCTTTGCGGCCATGTGGCCCACACACGCAGCAGTTTTGAACACACCACCGAAACCAAAGAACGTTACAACCAGTGCCAGAATATCAATTGCGGTGCCACGTTCGTCAGTCATGAAACCTTTGTCCGCTGGGTGACTAAGCCGACATTGGTTGACCACGCACATCCACATCCTGTGCGTGGTCAACAGACGGTAATGTGCTTCGACAATCCTTAAAATCGTTAGCCCCTAATTATTGGGGCTTCCTGAATTACCCTTCTATTCATTCAAGTAGTTGCCCCGAAGTTTACTCAGTCATCAAGGTTGTTCTTTTTTAAAACAGCATTGTTGTTTTAGTTTGCTGTGCTAACATGACAACACAAATGACAACATATTTTGAAGTAATAGCGTACTAAGGGGGAATGAATGGAGACGATCCATTTTCGTATTGATGAAGAAACCAAGTGTTTAGCTATGCAAGCGGCCAAACGCCATCAAACAGACTTAACAAAGTTAATGAGACAAAAAGCCGAAGAATTGGCAAATGAAGAACGCGAGTATCAAAAAAATACCCATGCCCACTGGCTAGAAACGGAAATTGAAAAAGCCATTGACCGATGTGAAAACGGTTCGGCTCATTTTATTGATGATGCTGAAAGTCAGCGCCGGATGGCTCTACTGCGTAATAAGCTGAACAGGGGATAAAGTGATAACTATTTCATGGGAAGAAACCGCGCAAACTGACCGGGAGAAAATTTATCTCTACTTCTTTGAGCAGGCTGGGCTGTTATTGGCTGATGAAATTGACGCAAAGTTCGTGGAAATGGCTGAACTTCTGAAAGTAACCCCGTATGCAGGCATAAAGGCTCGTAACAGCCCGGATGAACGTTATAGAAAACTCGTTGTCCCTCATTTTCCCTTCATCATGCTCTACCGTTACGATGAGGATATGGAAAATATAAAGATCCTCAGAATATTGCACACCGCCAGAAGAATAGCCGGGCTTTTCTGAGCAAAAAATTTTTTCCTGATTTTGAGGAAACCCCAGCCAGCTAAAAACTGACAGGGGGTTTTGTTTATTTGGGTTGGTTAATTCAGCAAAGAATGGGTTAAAACCTTTTCGTGTCACTATCACCTTCCAGTTTACTGACGCGGAAAATTATTTTTACGTCGCCACTTTTTGTTTTTACGGCTCAGTAATTGTGCTGAACAATAATTATTTATAAAAGATGTTTTTTTATTCACTGAAAATATTTTAAAAAAATAGAAAAGTCAGGCTTTAGAAGGGGATAAAAAGCGGGATAAATGATATTGGATAAATAACCAGTGGTGCCAAGGTGCTGCCAATTTTGAATTTTCGTGCAGTTTAAAACCAAGAAAAAAGCCACCCGAAGGTGGCTCTTTTTATTCCCCAATTCACTGTTTTATCAGTGAATTTTTATTTGGTGCAGGGCGGGACTGGCAAATAAAAATAACTTATTGAATATATTTAATTTATTTTTATTTATTGATCTAATGCCCCTTTTTGTGCCCCCATATCAGATTGTGTCTTAATTGATATATATAATTGATTTTATTTATTTTTTTATTAAATTATTATAAATCTTTTGACTCTTCGTTTATTAATTTGGCTCTCTGCTGCGATTTTTTTTAGAGCCTCAGTTGATCTATTGGTTATCTCTATTTGTTGTTCACTAGCATCTAAAGATTCGCCGAATTTTAAACACTTATCTATACATAAATCTAAGTGTTTTCCTTTTTCAGATTTAAATAATTTGTAATAATCTTCAACAGAAGTATTAGCAAGAATTACGACATCATTTTGATTCCAACCATTAGTTCCAGCAATACGGTCTAATACTTGCTTGGCATTCTCTGTTATGACTGATTTGCTATAAATATTATTGAATTTACTGATTAATTCAGAGTCTTTGATATCACCAAATCTGTTAATTTTGCTCAGGTTGAACAATTCAATCTCATCCTTTCTATTTTCAATATAAAAATCAATTAGTTCAGATAATTTTTCATGTTCATCTAGATCTCTGAATATGGATACAAGAGAATTCAAATTATTAGGTGGAAGAATTTTGCAATTTCCTTTAAAGCTCTCATATAAATTATTAATTACTTGTTCAGCATTGTCATCAAATGAATCATGATAAAACTCCCAAGCATCTGAGAATTTTTTTTCGGATTTAGAACCTATGATTTGTTGGTTTCTCCAAGTAGCCTTTTCTTTGAGTTTTGAGTCAATAAAAAATCCTGATTTTACGGCTTCAGCAATAATTAAATCTAGTTCATCGGTAAACATATAATTATATTTTCGCAAAATTTCTAGCCATTTTGTTTCTTGTTTATTACTTTGATCTTTGACAGGAAAAAATGATTTATACTCTATATTTTTTATGAAATCGAAAGGAGGGATGTCATCATTGTAATGTGAACAGAAGTAACTCCATGAGTAAAGTACAATAGAATGCATAATTTCATCAATTATTTCCGGTACACAATCTTCAATAAGAGGTAAAGATAGCTTTACTAATCGTTCAATCTTCTGGAGAATTCTTATATTTCTGATTCCTAGACTAGCTGTCAACTCCTTTAATTTAAGGTGATAATCAGCTTCAGTGGAATAAGCAATATCGGCACATTCTTCAGGACTTGGAGCAAAGAATAGTTCAATATCAACAACTTTTTCAATATATTTCCTATAATCGTCAAGGCCTTTTTCTTCATCATTTAAGAGTAAAACAATCTTACATTTCTTTTGTTCTTTCAATAATGAGATCAATCCTAGAATATCTTTAATATTAATTTTATCACCTTTCCGCTCAAGATCATCAATGCAGATAAGTGTTTTATTTAAGGATAGAAAAGAAATGGTTTCAATTGCAGGAATGAGTAATTTTGCAATTGGAACTTCTTTCCAGAATTTAATTGATTGTCTCCCTAGGGTCTTAGTCAGATTTTTTGTATTTTCTTTGAATGTATTAATATTAGCATCTTTATCAATAAGTTGACGATCTACGATATTTTCAAAAACTGTATATTTAAGAGACTCTAGGGAATTAATTCCAAATAAGGAAACGTAGGAATAATTTTCTAATTTTATTTTATTTTCAGCTTTAGCTTCTGCCAGAAATTTTTTCCAGCTAAAAGTTTTTCCTATACCCCATTCACCTTTAATTACCATTACTTCAGGTGTATCTGATGATAAAAACTTAAAAATCTGTTTTTTTATTACCTCTATAGACATTGAGATTCCTCCGAAAATGCATAATTCTATTTAAATGTATCTAAGTAAAAATCCGCCTTCATAGAAGGCGGCTTTGACGCGGCCCCCTAAAAGGGGGCTTAAACACTATTCTTCCAGCCCCAGCTGTATTTGTCTTTCTGC